CTCTAGCCATATTAGAACCTTGCGTTAGTGTAAGTATCTGCCTGTAATTGTTCTGGATAACCCTCTAGTGCATCCATGCTCCTAGCTTCACTTAATCTTGCTTGATATAAAGAATACATAGATTGTGCTAAAGCATTACTACCAGTTATAGCATAAGCAGTTTCAGACGCTAATTTATGTGCAATCGTACTACTTAGCAATGGATCAAACTGCTCTGTGTCTGTTACTCTACTTATATAAATAATAGAACAGCTACCCTCATTCGATAATACCTTTCTACCCTCTATCTTAAACATTACATTGCTATCATAAGCTGCAATGTCATTATTTACGTTAGAGTTCCAAAAAGATACAACCCTTAAACAATAAGGATCTGTTGGTAATGTAAATTGACTGGAGAATCCGAATGCAGGTGCATCACTGTCTTTTGCTAACTCTGCCCTTGTTATAGCTACGTTCCAAGTATGTGCTCTGAGAACGGCATCTCTTACTGTTTCAAATCTTCTATTACAAAGTCGTGCTTCTTTAGAGTTTTCTGTCAATGCAGTTATTGTTGCTGCACCAAGTAAATCCATAGCTTCATTACAAATATCTACTACTGACGGCATATAAAACTCCTAAAGGTAAGGAGCAGATTAACTGCTCCCTACATTTTTTTTAGTTAACAACATAGTGTATGATAAATGACATATCACCTGCTGTACCACCTGTTGCATTAAAAGTCGCTGCAACGTAGTAGTAACCACCTGGATCAACTGAAGCACCAGCATTTTCCCATAACTGAGTACCAATAGTATTTATATCGGCTGCTTCTGTTCTGAGATCTGCCACTGCTGTAGTTCCATCAGCAACAGAAGTAGCATATAGATCTTCGTCTACAACTGTTCCATTTGTCTGATAGAGACCCACATTAAATGTGCAAGAACCACCAAGGGCATCTGCTGCAACACTTAAAGCTGTGATTGATGCGTTACTAGGAATTGGTGCAAGCATAACAATATCATTGTCTGTACTATCACCAGCAACTAGTGCGACTGTACCCTGAGCAACACGCAAAACGCCATGTAGCTCGTGAGCATTACTTGCAACTTGAGGAGTAGCTTCAAAGTTTGCTACAAGAGTTGTGTTTTTAGTAGTCATTGTTCACTCTCCCTTAAGCTGATTCATCACAATCGATTTGCACAATCTTGGATTCTTCCATGCGTGTGGCTCCAACACTCATGCAATAATAAACCTGAGTAGCATAACCTTTGTCTGCTCTCTCGTCTATTCTTGCTGATACGTCTTTACCTATGCCTAGAGCAATCCCATCCTCTGCCCATGCGAAACATGAACGGATGTTTGATGCAAGCGATAGTCTGTTTGTTACAATAAATTTGAAACCCATAAAAGTATCAACTTCACCCTGAACAAGAGCCTTGACTGTATTAAAGTCAGAACTTGTTACTGATGTAGTATTTAACAGAGCTTCAATCTGATTAGGACCAACTGCAATATATCTTGGTATTGATGGGTCAACGTCAGCTAAATCTAAAATCTTTTTAGCTTGAATTAACTTAGCAACAGACATATCTGCACTACCATTTGCAATCTGATTTCCAGAAGCAAAAGCTGTAGATGTTGAACCTGTTTCGCCTGTAAAAGCTGTTCCAAGTGCAGCAGTAATGATAACGTCATCCATTGCTCTACCCATTGCAGCAGCAGCAGCCATTGCATAAGAAGATGTTGGATCGATTAACATTCTGACTTTATCTTGGTCATCAATTAAATCGGCATACTCATAATCAGCTAAACTCACCCTACGCCTTGCGTGTGGTGTGTCTATCTGTGGAGTGTCGGCATGACGGCTGGTACGCAACTGAGCAGTAGCAACGCCTACCTGATCGAAAAAAGCATTTTTCCCTGTAATATTCTCTACACGAACTGTGTCTCTAAGACGGCTTCCCATCTGTTGAGATAACATCTGCACGTTAGCAGAATACTGTTGGACAAATGCTGTAGTTACTGATGTTGACATTTAAGTCTCCTTCGTAAAAGTTACATTTGCTTTATTTACAGTGTGCTACCCTTTACGGACACTCCTAGAATTTTTAGCCGACTTTAGGCTATCGTCTATCCGATTGTCTTGAGGACTTGTTTCCAAGCTACCCTTCATAACCCATTCGTAATATATATCAGCAAGTTTCTCTGGATGCAACAAATCTCTTTGTGTACCAAATTCAACTGCAAGCCGTAAACATTCCAAACGAATCTCTTGGTCAGGCGTTAATTCATGCTCCATGAATGTACCCCATCAATTCTTGCATACGTTCTACTGCACGTTGCCTTCCTATAGGATCTTTTCTATTCCAATAGGCGTGTGACTTATCATTCATAATACCATCAACTTCTTGTTGTGCCATTTGTGGTGTATAAGCTCTGTTAATAGCATTATCAGATACAGTATCTTCACTTGTTACAGTAGACTTAAAATCTCCCATAGCAGCAAAAGCCTTGATAAAAGCTGGATGATTACCAATTAATGTTCCATCTTCTAGTTTCATCTGTAGCAACTCTGGACCTGCAAACTGATCTACAATCTCTTTTGCAGCCGTTACCTTTTGCTCAAAGGCTTGACCCCACTCTCTTTGCAGCTCTACTGTTGTTTGCTCTGCCTGTTCTTCTGCTTGTTGCACCAATCCTTCACTTGTTTGTTGAACTGTACTCTTATAATAATCTAATACACCTTGTGCTTGTTGTGGTGTAAGTCTTAGATTATGTGCAATGTCTGCATATTGTGTAGCTAATTCTTCAGTTATAACATTCCCATCAACAGGTAACTCATATCCCTGTGGTGTTTCTGGTCTGCCTAACTTACTATAAATGTTATCTAAATCTTCTTCTGTAGGATTTTTTGGCAACGGAACCTTATCGCTACCTATTAATCTCTGTGCATTTACATAACTCCTAGCTAAATTACCAACATCTTTTATTGGTGATAGACTAGGATGCTCCCTTAATTCTTCTGGTATCATTTCCATGAAACTGTTACCAGACCCACCTTGTGCAACCTCTGATGGTGTTTCCATCACTGTAGGCTGTACTGGTTCGGCTACCTGTTCAGCAACTTGTTCTGACATATCTACTCCTCTTTCATCATGTTATAAATGTGTAGTATTACTGCCCTTTTACCTTCTTCAAAGGCTGTAGCGTTGGCATCTCCTGCTACATAACTTGAAGCACGCCAGTTACAGCGTATCTCCAAATCCTCTAATACTTTTTTACCAGCATTGTTTCCAAAAGCATCTTTATACATTACCTTGAGTTGTGCCATCTGGTCATTCATTTGCACCAACCATTCTTACTGCCTGTGCTGCCTGACCAACAGTAGCCACATCCTCTTGCTCCATTTGTCTTTCCATCTGCTCTTGTTGCATCATTGCACGCTGTTCTCTTTCTTCATCAACGGCTGACTGTGGTTTTAATACTTTCTTTGGAACGCCTAAAGCATCAGTTAAATAAGTAACCAATCCATCAGGATCAATGTGATCTCCAACTGGTAGTTGTTGTGACAATGGCATTAATATTTCTAAGGCTCTCATCACACCATTTACAGAACTAGACTTTTGTGCTCTAGCCAATGGCGATACATACTCAATATCAATATCTAATCCTTGTAAAACCTCTGGTGGTACGGCAAGCATATCTGCACGAAGCATCAAAGCAAACGCCCTATCAATCAAAGGTCTTAGCATTTCGTTCATCAATCTACCAAGCACAGGACCTATAACTCTCATTCTTTCTTCTTGTCTTTGTATAACTTCTGTCGCTGTCATGTTAGGTGTACTGCCACTCAATAATTGGTCAACGAAGAAAGCAGAACGAATTGCCATCCTTCGTTGTTCTTCCATGTTTAATCCAATAGGTATGTTTGCACCAGTTTGTAGTGGTGTTATTGTATCTCTTGAACCTGATCTGTAAAAGTTTAGACCTCCAGGCTGGGTTCGAATGGGGAGCAAGAACCCATCATCAGGCACTAATAGTGGAGGATCTATCATTTTTTGTGCTGCTTGTATGATTGTTTTAGACATTAAGTTTATCATCTTTACATCTGGCAACGCAACCATAGCTGGAGATCTACCCATAACTTCCCCTGTTGCCTTAAGGAAGCGTGGTACAACGTAAGGTAGTTCCTGAAAACCACTCTCTGCCAATATCATTTTTGTTTCCATGCAAATATACATAGATGCAAATGGCATATTCTTATTATCTCGTTTCGTTGGATCTCTTTCTTTTCTAGGCATCACAACATGAAGTATCTCTACATTCTCATCAGGCTTCTTCTCAAATGTTCTTGCAATAAATGCACCTACATTATCAACGCCAAATCTCTGCACAGCTTGTCTTGCAGGTAACTCATACTTTCTAAATACAGTATCAACAATACCATACTGATCTTCTGTTACATAAAACTCTGATATATGCCTTGTGCTAAATCGTAATGTCTTTTCATCCATCTCAACAAACATACACCCAGTACCAAATACAACTAGGTCAACATACATCTCATGGACTTCTGTTTCAAAGTTAGACATAGTAAAAGCACGCATCATTCTTTGCGAGGAATCTTCTAACCACCTTTGTACTTCTTCATCTCTACCTAATTCTACGTCTTTCATAGTCAAATGAAACCAAGGCGTTGCACCAGATGTCAGCATACCATGTAAACTAGATGATAATAAATCTACTGCTTGTAAAGCTGTACCATCAAAGATAAGCTCCATTCTCTTTTCACCACGACTTCTTTTCTTAACTATGTCTGCCTTTCTTGGCAACATATAGTCAGCTAACTCCTGGTAATGATTATTCCAGTTATCTCTCTGACCTTCAACGTGTTGATAACGAGCAACTATATCTTTGACATTCATCATAGCTTTATCCTAACAAAGTTGGTGTGCCGCCTGTGCTACCCATGCTTGTAGATGTTTCTCCTAGTTGACCTGCAACAATAGTGCTGCCACGCCCTCTACGTTTTTTTCTCTCTTGTGCTTCAGCTTCACCAGCTAACGCAGCAGCCTTTTCGTAATCAGCCTTTGCAGGTTCTTCTGGAACTGGTGGTGGTGGTGGAACATATACCTTTGGTTTTAAAAATGACATTGTAATCTCCTATGTTACAGATCTACCTGATTTCTTTCTTTGTATTACGCCATAGCCTTCCATAATCGTACCAGCTTGTCCTGATCTTTTACCTCTAGTTGCATACCTAGTTGTAATAGTAGGAGTTTCATCTTCAACAACTTCAGGTGTTATCTCTGGTGATTCTACTGGTTGTTCAGGTTTTCTATAATCATTTTTATCTGTGCCAGTAACAGTCTCTTTTACTTCTCTTACAAGTTTCTTAACTGGTCTTTCCAATGGCTCTACTAATTTCTTTTCAATATCTTTTGGTAAGTCTTTTACCTCTTTGACAATCTTCTTAACTGGCTTTTCCAAAGGTTCTACAATGATTTTATCTATTGGTTTTGCAACCTTTTTAACAACTTTTTCT